CAACCTCATGGCCAAAGATTATTACAGAGGAAATTTTACTTGAAAATCCGGAAAAGTTGTACTATCAACACACTCCTCTCAAGTATATAGTTAACAGAGTTCAGAAAGAGTCTTCACTGTTCTTTAACAGCGCAAATCCTATTCTACAATTGACAGCCAGCTTTCCCGTCCAAGTCATTTCATGGTTTTTTAGAAACAAAAATTATGAGGACGTGACGAGTGGTAAATATTACAACTCGCGTTACAGCTACGGGTATACGACTCAATATATTCAAACAGGTATAGGGCTCCAATTTCCATCGGGAAATTCAAACTATGTGGACGTGATCAATAACGCCAAGATTACTCTCAATAACGTTGATATTCTGAGTACGTTCCAGGGTTCTCTCTACTATTCTTTTAAACAGCCCATGGAACATGGACTCTCAATTCCATCAAAAAACATCTACATGTATTCTTTTGGGTTAACTCCGAAAGAATACAATCAGGGAGGGTATCTTAATTTTTCAAAATTAAATTCACAAACTACCAGTCTTCAAATTAACTTCAATCAAGCTTATACTAGTCAAATTATTACTGGATACAATTTGTACCTATTTTACTATGGGTACACTCTTCTACAGTTTCAGGGAGGCTTTGCTTCTCTTCCATTCCTCTAAGAACCTTGATAATTCCGTTAGAAATTGCCCATCTCAGAAAGTTGAGCTGTGCGCACGTGGTCGTCAACCCTTGGAACTCTGTCCGCTCTGTTCTGCAAAACGGATCAAAAAGCTTTTTACTGTACCCGTCCAGACTGGACTTGTAAGCCACGTGTACCGTAAACACCTTGCCACTCGGAGCCGTGAACGTCACGTGGTTATTCTTGGAGTAGTTTGTCACGAACCACTCCAGTTTGCGAAGGGACGGGCCCTTGCCATTACCAATTATGCTATGAAGTTGTTCACGATTCTCGGGAATCTCAAAAAATTTAGTCAGACTCGCGAGAAGTAGATCAGACTTGGACATTAACTACTTTAGTTTCAAAATCTCTAAGCTCCGACTCACTCCCAAGGAGCCTTTTCTTCCGTCACCTGGACTTCTACCTGCGGCTTCCCCTGAGGAGATTGGCCTTGATGAAACCCACAATAGCCATTCTCTTTCGGCATTTTGAGACAGCGCTGTTTACTTCTGAGAATTCCTTTGCAAAAATTGCATTCAATACTCAATGTATCTTTTATGAGACGTTCAATAGGGATGTCGTAGAGGCGCGAAACGACGTCTAAAATAGCCCGAGTCTTGAGGCTCGTGCGCCGCTCCACCTCCTCCTCTATGAGTTGTATAATTTGGTGCTGCAACGCAGCCATACCTACTCTAAAGGCGCAGCTTTTATGCCACCAGCAAACCTCGTCAGGAACGCCTTGCGCGCCTTGAGCTCTTCGGTGCACTCCGTCTTGGCCATGAACTTTTTGTCAAAAATCAAGTCGGCGCTGACGAGCGGCTCTAGAAGGTCCTGTACGGGTTTCTTGAACTGGTTCGTGAAGTAGTACTGGTAATCAATCGGGACATTCTTGTCACGGACCCATGTGGGGTCCTCAGCCTTTTCAAACATCCTGCCTTCACCCTTCACGATGACAAACGGCACCCGGTCACCTTGCTGCGGCTCTGAACCGGGAGCACGCGCCTTGATCTTGTCACGCACCGCCACGTGAGCCATAGGCACCTTGTACGCCGACGCGAGCTGCTTGCTCATCAAAAGGGAATCCATGGGCACCTGACCATGCATGAGCTTCTTTGCCGCGTCCCGCGCCTCTTGAATAACCGGCGTCGGGTCGCTTGACTCTAGAATCATACCCAAGAGCTTTTTGAGCGTCTCTCGCACGAAAGGACAGCTGTCACGGCGGACCACTTGCAGACCCTTGACGTCAATCTTTTTGAAACTCACCGTCACAGTCCCGTCGGGACTGGTCTTTCCTTCATACATCTTTGCTGCGTAACGCTTTTTTGAGTACAGGAAATAAGGGCAATAAACCTTCTCAAGTTCCAGATCGTTAGGCGCTTTGAAGAGTTTCGTGCATTGCTCAGCAGCCTCATTACCGAGTTTCCAAGAGTAGTCTATCGCATCTTGGCCTTTGCGACCCTGCACATCAAACTCCACCATCACAGAGTCCGTGTTCTTCACGATCATACACCCGACACCGGCCTGAAAGGTCCCGGCCTCCGTCTCGAGGTCGTAGACGTAACCGTCCCATGAGTCGTGAAGGATATCTATCTTCTTGATTGCGTAAGGATTCTTCCGGAAGGATGATTTGGTAAATGTGAGTCTGAAAACATTACTCTTGTCTAAACGCGTATTCAGAGAGACCTTGAACCCTAGCGACGTCAGAAACATGAAGTACCACTGAGCCGTAACCTGATTCTTGGTGTCTATCCGAAGGCACCCACCAACCTCGTTATCACGACGGCACCCGTCGCTCGCCCACAGACCTTGAAAGAAGGAATCATGACCCATGGCCTCGAGTGGCACCTTCTTTGCTTGACCGTCGTAGCACAGTGTGCGCCAAGTTTTGACGAGTTTGACAATGTCACCGCGTGGCGAAAGTTTATAGACTCCGGAACTCTCAAGGGTGTCCATTATAACAAACTTGTAGTCAGGGTAGAGCACCTCGAGGATATCTTTGCAATTGTTTAGTAAGTCAATATTCTGATTGTTGATTGCCCACGTCGCCTTGGATCCCGAAGGACACTGATAATGACCACATGAACCATCACCGACGAACATTCCGAGTACAAACAAGAACTCGTCGGAGAATGACGACCCATTAGAACTAGATGGAAATGAATGAAACAGCTCTTGACCCTGAGCAACATCAACAGGCTTGAGTAATTCACACGCGGGGCTCAAGAGTGAATGATCTTCCGTCACGTCGACCAGCCCGGTGTGGGTCAGGACTCGCCAGATCTTCTTTTGACACTTGTGCCTGATAACACGCTTGATCGGCTGCCAGCCGAGGTGCGTCCACGCATCCAAGTCCGAGAGGTTGCACTGCTCCTTGTCCGTTCCTTCTTTGAGGAAGCCTGGATAATCACTCCACGATTCTGCAAGGTTCTCAATTTTCTGGACCGATACCACGTCACGTCGTCGTATGAGCACTGGCGTCTCGGGCATCACAGAGTCACCGTAGCGAACCTTTGCTCCCGGGAAGTTCGCCTCCACATAGTTCTTCGTTTCATCAATCATCTGTCGTCCTCGCATTGTGACGGTTGATGCGATGGCGACGCACGGAAGCATGCCCTTAGAAGCACCAGTAAACCCATAAATTGAGTTCATGCTAATTTTATAGGCCAACTGTTGACCGTTGTAAATAGCCTCCATAGGCGTTCCTTCATTTTGGGCCATCAACTTCTTTGCCTTTTTGCGGAACGCCTTGAGGTCCATGAGGATGGTTGGGAGAAGGGAAACCACACCCTGTGCGAAACGATGCGGCCCGTACTGCTCGTACTCAACCCCAGGCAGGTTGTCGTACTTGGGGTCCATCACTAGCGTAGAATAACACAAGTTGTGAGCACACATGATGCTCGGGTACAGACTCGCAAAGTCAAGTGCCGTGATGGGCCCATAGTAAGCCCCGGTCTGTGCGTCAAGCACCGTCGCACCCTGGTAACCATCAGAGGCGCCTGCAACCATCGGCGGTTGTTTAAACGTTGGAATGATGAAATTGAGCTCTCGGGCCTTCTTGGCCATCTGCGAAAACACCTTGATTTGCTGTCCACGCTCACTCAAAAACGAAAGGGGGACCCAACACGCCTTGGCCATCTCTATGACGTTCTGGATTTGGCAGAGCTTCTCCATGAGCGCGTGCGGCAGCTCAGTATCCTTGATACAGTACGCCGCCACCTCACCCAAGAGTTTGGGGTCACCGCCTGCAAAACGCGAGAAAATCTCTTTGACCGGCATGTCATTTTTCTGATCTTTCAGAAAGTGCTTGGACACGTTGTTTAGCGAGTAGCTCTCAAGCTTGTGCTCACGCTTCACATCCTGGAATAGATCAAACACGTACCGGCCCTTCATGGGCGTCATCTTGAGGAGGTTGTTACCGAGTGCGCTTGAGCTCAGGTTCTTTTCAGTCACCTTCTCAATCGGAGAGTCCTTCACGCGACCCCATATCGTACTCGCACCGGTGAGCACGGCCCTAAAATGCAGAAACTCCAAATCAAACCCAAAGATGTTCCACCCAGTCAAGATATCGGGATCTGTTTTGACGAGATATTTCTGAAAAGCATCAAGGAGCTCCTTCTCAGTCTTGAACGACTCCACATCCTCGCTCTCCGTCTCTTTGAGGCACAGGCACTTTCTGTCAATGAAGCCGGATTTACCAAACGCCTTGGTCGTCATGCCAATCTGAAACACGACGTCATGAGGGTTGCGCGGGTCGGGGAAGGCCCCAGTGCTAGAGTAGCACTCAATGTCAAAGGACATGATCTTCAGTGGTGCGATGTCGTCACGTTCCAGCGGTGTGATGAATCGCCAGTTTGGCGCCCACAGATTCACATCGCACGTCGTCTCTGTATCAGGCTCGCACAGACCAGGACTGATCCATCCAGTAGAAGTGCAGCCGGACACGTGCATGAAACGGAGTACCGGGTCAATATTTGACTCGTACACACGGCACCCTGCAAGTTCTGGCCACTTCGCATTCTCTATGGCCCACGCGAGTCCACGGAGCGCGCGATGCGACTTGAAAGTCACTTGAATAAAATCAGAAAGTGCTTCGTTCTGGAAGCCCCACAGATCCTTGGCGCGCTTCGCTTCAGCCTTTGAGCACTTGGTCTTTACAAAATCCAAGATTTCCTTGGTCAATTTTCGGGGTTTGATATAGAAAAACGGTTGGAATGGAGTTCCCAAACACACCGACCGCCCATCTTCAGCCCGACCAAAAATCCTGATGGCAAATTGGTCGTCCTGGTCTTGCCCCTCCCAAGCGATTGCTTGGAAAGGGACCATCTTATAAATTTAAGGGTTTAGTTTTCTAAGTAAGTGACGCCTCGAGGATATGATACACAAAGTCGGTCAACCAGAGAATAGAAACTGGATTTTTGTTCTGAAAAGCGATCCATGCAAATATGGCTGACGCGATCATCTGAGGTAAATCTATTTTAGGATCGAAAAGCTTGAATGATCTTCCAGAATCTTTTACGAATTCCATTGTTAGCCAGAAATACGGAATGCCAACAAGACCCGCTATAATTACAGGCACTGGCCAGTCCGCCGTTCGCGTCGCCCACACAACACCCAACGAACTCACCAACAGAGCTAAAATAAAGAACTTGGTTTTCCTGTCCGAGACTTCTTTAATCATAATCCTGTATTCCCATTGACGTTTCACGTGCATGACGAGCGCAGTCACAAGAAACGCAATTTCATATACGTTTTTTGAGTTTGCGAGTAAATAGAGTATACTGGCGTCAAAGGCAAGCTCGATCGGCCAGTAACTCATTGGCTCCATTAATTATTATATTGATTTAAATACCAGTGGATCCGAAACCACCGATTCCGCGCACGGTGACGAGCCCCGTGTTCTCACTCGGCACCTCAACAACCTCCGCCACCGTAAAGTTCTCTAGGATGAGCTGAGCGATGCGGTATCCTGGGCGGATCACGAATGGCTGTGGGTCCAGATTCTGAAGAACCACCTTGACCTCACCTGTATAGTCTGGATCAATCACGCCCGCCAGAACGTCCAGACCGTGCTTCACGGCCAGTCCAGAGCGAGGTGCAATACGTCCATAAGTTCCTGGCGGGAGCTGAATTGTAAGTCCGGTCGCGACGACGATACGCCGGCCTGGTAGAATAACGTAGCTGTCAGTGCTGAATAGGTCATAACCAGCCGAGCCTGCGGTGGCGCGAACTGGCAGAGTTGCAAAAGGACTAATCTTTGTAACATTGAGAGCCATTATGGTATTTCCACGTCGGTAAGCTTTATATAGAGAGTTGACTGGTGTAAACGTCAGATGGCATTCAAGTCTCTACTTCTGGACATTGATGGGGTCCTGATCCGTGACAAACTTCTGTTGGAGCACGTCAAGGAAAATTGTGCGGAATATGTTCGTTCAAAATTGCCAGAGTCCAAGAATCCACGTGAAACCAACCGACTCTTGTATATTTCACATGGCCACACGGCGCGTGGATTGACGAGCGCATTCGGAATTGACACAAGTGATTTCAATGCCAAGGTGTATGACAAGAGTCTCATGGACCACCTCGCTGAGGTCATTTACACATCGGAGTTTCAGCAAGAGGCCAAGGATATTCATGAGCTGGTCCGAAGCGACTGGAACGTGAATTTATTTACAAACGCCCCCATTGAGTGGGCCGCCCCTATTGCTCGCGCCATCGGTGATGAAGTGTTCATCTCGTGCGCGGCATCGGACGTGTCGAAGAGCCCCATCAAGCCGGAAGCTGGTGCGTATACCCAATTTGCAAAACATCATACTCATATTTACGTTGATGATTCTCTCAAAAATATAGGAACCGCCCGATGGCTTCCAAACTGGCATCCGGTGTATTTCAATGAGGGCCCTACGGAGGAGCGCCTATGGTGCCCACAGGTGAGCTCCATTTGGGAACTGTGCATGTACGTCAACTCGGTTGACAAGTGGATAAGCGATAATCACAACGTGTAAAAAATGTAATATAAGACTAGATGAGCTGTGCAAGACCGGAGCAACTCTATGTGATCCTTCCGTATTTCAATTTTTGTGGATTTAAAAAACGTCAAGAACTTTTTATAGAATTCGTCCAGAGGTACAGCAGTCACGTGAAACTCGTGGTCGTGGAAGCGGAGGGTCCAGCTCCCCTCGGCCGCCTACCCGTTTTCAAGCACATCAAGTTCAGTTCTGATAGTAAAGTGTGGCTCAAGGAAAACCTGATTAATTTAGGAGTGAAAACCCTTCCACGGAACTGGAAGTACATGGCGTGGATTGATGCCGACATTCAATTTTTGAATGAAAATTGGGTCCAGGAAACGATAGACGAGCTTCAAACGGCTGACGTGGTCCAGCTCTGGCAGAGCGCCATAAACTTGGGGCCCAAGGGGGAAACTCTCAAAATAGACAAGAGCTTTGCGTACATGTTTATCGGGAGTGGCACGAAATGGTCACCCTCGGACAAGTACGGATTTTGGCACACGGGATACGCATGGGGCTGTACCAGACACGCGTACAACATCATGGACGGTCTGATTGATTGGGCCATTCTCGGTTCTGGGGACCGTCACATGGCCATGTCGCTCGCAGGTCTCGGCTCTCACTCGTTTCCCAGTAATATTAGTGAAAATTACAAGATTCTTTTGAAAATACATGAGTCTCGTGTAAAGATGTTTAAAGTGTCTTGGGTCAACGGCACAATCGTGCACTTCTGGCACGGCGCGTTCGCTGACCGGCGCTACAGAGAGCGATGGGATATTCTTACGAAAAATAATTTCAATCCTTTTGAAGACATTGGATACACGGACCGAGGTCTGGTTCAACTGTCTGAGAAGGGTCGGAGGTTTGAAAAGTTATTGGACGATTATTTTACTGGCCGTAGGGAGGATGGGACGGAGACGTCACCGGCGCCTTAAATTGTTGTCGGGGTCAAAGCGCGTCGCGTACCATGCTCTAGGCGCCTTGCCTTTCGTGACGAGCACGTACTTATATGTTCTCGCAATGGCCCACTGAGGAGCCGTCGCTCCTGGACGGCTTCCACCCGTTTTCCACGCCTTGAGGCCCCGGTTATAAACGGTGTTGAGCGTAGAACGGCTTATGCCTGTACGACGCGCAATAGCCTCCTTGTTAAATTTTAGACCCGGGTAGGTTTTATGAAATAAAACCGTCCACTTGGACTTGCGTTTTGTCGCAAACTTGTTTGACGTGCTCAGTCCCAGTTTACTGTACGGCGTCCTGCGCCGTCTCAAAAGTTCCCTCTCGCGTCTGAGTTTCATCGTCTGACTCAGACCTGAGAAGTAGCGTTCGGGCCACCGACGCCCAATTGTGATGTGACGTGGATGACGCTTCATCTATAAAGATTATGTATATTAGTTTTATAATGTGGACCATTTGGTTGGAACACGGTGATATACCACTTGAACCCATGGGGCGATTTCGCGACGAAGATGAGATGTGGGACAATGTGAGCATCATTATGAACGATTCACGATGGCGCGGCTCCACATGCTACGTCAAGGATGGAGACGCCGTCATCTGGCACAGGAGAATTCCTACTAAAAAGGGAAATATCTAAAAATAGTATGGGACGCATGAGCCTCCCGCCGTGGTGTACGACGCGGGCATCTGCCCTGGGGGGCACAGGCCTATGAACCCCTCACTGATGTACCCTGATGCCGTGCGGTTAAGCAGGAGCAGGACAATGAGGGCGGCTAAAACGATATACAGCGACTTCATTTACTTATAGTTGGGAAAAAGACTCTGGACGCGCTGGACTGGAAACTCGCGAAGCTCGGCAGGCGTTCCCATCATCAGGCTCTGGGCGCGGCCCGTCTCACTGATGATCGGTGCGTAAATGGTCGTGATGGGGCGCACGTACGTGTCGGATGGGATGCCGACGAGCGACGACTCAATGCCCTTTGGCAGACAGTTGAAGCTCCACCCTGCCCACGTGCTGTTGACTGGGGAGGGAACGTAGCCGGTCGGGCAACTCGTGGAGGCGCGGGGCTTCTGCCACACGAGGAAAAGGATAACGACAAGGGCCAGTATGATGATTGCAGTCTTCATTTACTAGAGACGAATATTTTTGTTTACAAATAATAAATGTACCGCAACCGAAACAATGCGAACCTCGTAGAGGAACTGCAGGGTCGCCAGATAGCTGTCGCTACGATGAATATGCCAGCAGCTTACAAGAATTTATACAGGGCTCAGATCGCCGCCATCAAGCAGGAGATGGCCCGTCGTTCACGGGCGGCTGCTGTTGCTAGAAACGCGCCTCGCCGTCCCGCCCGGGCAGCCAAGGTTATTCAGAAGGCTTTCAAAAACATGTATTATGAACCAAACAATAACGGAATGGGACTGCGTGGACGCGGCTACCGCATGGCGATGGCTCGTGCGCGTGGAAATAACGCCGCTCAGGTGGGTCCCCGTGAGCGCATCACGGGTCTGCTCCGCACAAAGCTGAACAACCTTCGTCGCCAGACGAACCGTGGCGCGATGGTTAACATCTACAACGGCATGTACAACAAGTGGATGGCGGCAGGCGGCTCACACGGCGCCAAAATCCTGAACAATGCCCAGCTGCTCATGCATCGTCGCGGCCTCATCATGTGATAAAGTACAGGGTCGCTTAATTTTCAACCAGAAATGGGTTGGGGAATCTCCATCGACCAGGATGAGAATGGCTTTGTGTGCTGCGGAGACGCCGACTTTGAGACGGGTCCAGAGGATTACGAGGGCTACCCGCCATGTAGTTATAACATGATCTATGAGGGGGTCGAAGAGTATCATCGCGACATCGATTCGGCACGTGACGAGTTTGGCCTAGAGGCTGCCCGCGAGCAGGCCTGGGAGGCTTTCGCCGCCGCCAAGAGACGCTGGCGCGGTATGAATCACGATGAGCGGTGGAAGATTCACGGAGAGTGGATGGTTGAGAAGCGCGCTGAAATCAAGGCGTGCGTGGTGGACAAGGAGGCGCGAAAGGCCAAGAACAAGGAGATCAAGGCGTTCAATCACGCGCCAGTCGTGAAGCTGGAGGACGAGATCAAGGCTCTCGAGGAGCGTCTTGCCCGGAAGCGTGCCGAGCACGCGGAACTGCGCGCGCCTCTCACGAAGCTCGAGGCCGAGTACGCCGATATCACGCAGCCGGACCGCGACAAGCAGGCGCTTCAGGAACTCGTGGATATTGAAAAGGCGTGGGCTCGTGACCGTTAAATTCTTTACTAAAATTAATGAACAACTTGGCCGTGCTGGGGCCAAATAAACTACTCAACAAGAGTCTACGGAAGAATGCCCGTAGACTCGTGCGTGAAACCATAAACCGAAACTGGTTCAGAAACGCCTACAAGGTCAGTAACCGACATTACACGGTGACGAATACAAACGGACAGTTGGTCGGATTCGCCCTGATTAACAAGAATCACAGAAACCAAAAGGGTGACGTGCGCATAC